CGCCTGCCGTGCCCGAATCATGCGTCCATATACCCATATATCTATTGTCATTGTCGGTTTCCCCCGATCCTGCGTAGGTATGACCCAAATCGATGCTCTTGCTTGCCGCATTGGACAAGGAGGATTTCTCTGCCATATAGGCGTCATCCATTGAATGAATGTGCTTAGGCATCTCGGCATTGGTGAGGGTATGCCGCTTCTCCCCACCGCTGTTACCGACAGATGTGTAGTCAGTATCTGCCTCATGCGAGGTCTCTCCCTCACGTTTGACATCGTAGCCGACCACGAATCGGCCTCGTAAGTCGGGAGTGGTCACCGTCACGCTGTTGTAGGTGTGCTGTCCGCCATCACACAGCGCATATCCGGCAGGGATAGCCGAGATGGCTCCGCTCCACATGATGATTGCCCCGCTGGGCATCACCAGATTGCGGAGCTCCTCCACCTCTGACTTGGTAGCCAGCTTCCCGACCTCCACCCGAGTAAAGTCTGACCAGCGGTAATTGGCACCTACCCCAGTGCCGAATATCAGCACTGTGGTTGTGCGGTTGGTGGTCTGGGTGGTCGTTGTGGAGATATGGCAGCTGGCCGCCTTGGTCTGCGCTGTCACGTTGTACAGCTGTCCATCAATAGCCACCACACCAGCGCCTATCTGTGTGCCGCTCTCTTCGCAGCCAGCGATTATCCACTGATTTACCCCGTTGGCATTGTTTCCAAGGGCACCCGCTACCGCCTTGGCGGCGGTCATTATCTGCTCTTGGATAAAGGTCATGCCCTCTATGCTGATGGGGTACTTGTACGCTGAATCGTAGTCTACTCTGTTCATTTGTCGAATATATAATTAGCTCTCTTTGAGAGAATCTTGTATCTGTTTGTGAGGAATCTAGCCAGCAGTCTTCGCTGGTCTGACAGGTCGGAGGGAAGATGCACATCAAAGAAGGAGGTGTGATAGATGAGGTCGGCTTCCTTGTACAGCTCCACCGCTCCTGAGGCGTCACTCCCTATCTCCTGTCTGAACACCTCATTGCTCTCATGATAGATGTACACCCACTGGCTCACCTCCGTGCTGTCTGTAATGGTTATGCGGCGGAGCTCGCTGTCAAGCGTGTCATTAAGCGCCGCCTGCAGGTAGCACACCTGCCCGTTGTGGTTAAGCCTGTACCAGTGCTGCGACCGCTGCGCCATCCACCCGGTATATGCCGTGTCAATGACCTTCGCTATGGCGGCTGTCGTGCACAGCATCAACGCGCCACGCAGCATGGTGGGCAATGTAAGCGCCAGCAGGTGGCGGATGCTGAGGCTGTAGTAATTGCTATTCTGCGCCATAGGCCTTAGCGTTTATTGTCAGCTCGTTCAGCTTGTAGTAACCCGCTACGGGTATCTCGTACCCGTCAATGCTGCTGTAGTTACCTGCACCCACAGCCTGAGAGCTGAGTGCCCGCAGCTGCACAATCTCCACGCCAGCCACTGCCTGAATGGCATCCACCAGGCTGTCGGTGCGCAGCTCTCCATTGAATGGCATGTCGGCAAGATAGGCCTCTATGGCTTCCTTGACCGGTTCGCCTCCGCTCACACCCGACAGCACCCCACTGGCGTAGGTCAGTACGCTGGGGTCATACCACACTTCCACTGTCATGTTGAGGCTGTCTCCCTCCTGACTGTTTACAGTTATCGCCACCCCTGCATCCTTTATCTTCCCTATGTAACTGGCCAGACCTGACAGCTGGTCTGCGGTCAATGCTGTCGGCTTGCTGTCGCTCATTGCCGCTGCCTTCAGCGTTACCACCGCATTCTCTTCCGTGCAGGCGGCATACTTGACTACCTGCATAGCCTCTATCTCGCTGTCTGTATAGGCCTCTCCTGTGGTGGCATTCGTGCCGCTGTACTGGTCGGTGTCGGTTATAAGCGACTGCCCGTAGCGGTAGGCCTTGGCCTTGGTAACGTACCATTTGAGCGTGTGTGGCTCCATGGTGGCGATGTAGCTCTCCACATCGGACAGGTGCGCATCCATCAGCTTCTCCAGCGTGCAGATGGCTACCGCCACAACGTAGAAGATTATGCTCTCTATGCTCACCTTGCTGAAGTAGTCACCGAACACGGGCGACTCTGCCGTGATGCCATACCTCGCTCTGACGGTGGTGTCGCTCATCCACTCATCGGTCATTTCCTTCTTTATCTGCGCTATCGTTCGTGCCATCTCAACTAACTATGAAGTCATATTCTATCCCCCAGAACTCGATGCCCTCTCCGCCTCCCGTAACTCTGTCTATGTCGTCGAGGCTGACGGCGGTGGCGGGCTTGTGCGAGGAGTTGGCAAACAGCTCCGTCACCCTGCTGTCCGAGGAGGAAGGCACCGATATGGCAGAGCCGACAGCGGGCATGTCGGTCATGCGGATGTCGTTGGCAATAGCCACATCGACCATCGCCTCTAGGCTTCCGCCTTCCTGTACCGCTATGTCCAGCAGGCTCTGCCCTGCCCTAGTCGTCACTGTTGCCATTGGGGTTATTATTTGTTGTAAATATACATTAAATTGCATATTTTTACAACAATCAATTAAAAAATGTAATAATATGCAGAAATTAAATTTGCTGGATGCCGAATCGGTAGTGGACGCATCCACCACGGGGGCAACGCTGGCAGTGGTAGGGCAGAAGGCGCTTGGGTTCGCCGTTCCGCCACTGCTGTATCCGAGGTCATCGCTGTCATGCGAGGTCACCCGATATAAGATTCCGCTGGGGCTGTCGCTCATCAGCGCACCCGAGGCTGTGATGTGGCTGCCCGTCGACCCTCTCGTATCGGTTGACGGAGGGAACACCGTAATCAAGAGAGAGGTAGCCAACAGCATCATGAGGGGAACGGTAAAGGAACTGTGGAGGCAGGACGACTGGCAAGTGACCATTGCCGGTGTGCTGCAGTCGGATGACATTATGACCTCCGATGAATACCTGACACAGCTGCTGTCGATGGTCAATGCCAGGGAGGCGCTCAAGGTGTCATGCGACACTCTCAACTGCGTCTACGGTATTCAGACGCTGGTCATGGACTCCTACTCTTTTCCGGCAACGCAGGGGGAGGACAACCAGCAGTTTACGCTCAAGTGCGTGAGTGATGAATCGTATAACCTAGTTATCTGACCATGTACAGAATGGACTATTCCATCACGGTGGGGGCGCTGAGGCTGCCTCTGCTTACCAGCGTCAAGATAAAGAAGGACGTTGAGTCACTTATGGACACTGCCACCATAGTGGCACCCGCTGTCGCACATGGCAAGGCGCTGGCTTATGCCAAGGTGGTGGCTCTGCATCAGCCCGTCAGCATCATGCTGGGATATGACGGGCAGCTCTCCAACGAGTTCAGCGGCTATGTGTCGAGCGTGGTGCTTGAGGACAACATGCTCACCATCGAGTGCGAGGACGCTCTCCATCTGATGAGGCTGGTGCCTATGCCCGACGGACAGCTGAAGGGGGTAACGGTCACGTCTCTGCTGCAGCAGGTGGTAGCCAAGACCAACGCCTACTGCTCGGCGAACGGGATAGCAGGCACGCTTACCCTTAACTGCCTTTACTCGTACTCCTACACCACCTTCAACTTCGTGCATGCTACCGCCTACGATGTGATGGAGAAGATACAGAAGGAGGGTAAGCCGAATATCGACATAAAGGACGGCGTTCTCAGGGTGTTTCCGCAGTACACATCTCCAGATGGCATCGCTGTCTATTCGCTTGCCTCCAACATCTGCAAGGAGGGGCTGAAACTTAAATGGAGAAGCGTGACCGACAGAAAGCTGCTTGTGATAGCCAAGTCGAAAGGAAAGACCGGTGTGGCCTTACAGGCGACCGCGGGTGTGGCGGGTGGTGACACGCAGAAAATAGACTTCAGCGGCATCTACGACCTTGCCAGCCTCCAGCGGATAGCGACTGAGACCTACAACCATCAATGCTTCACCGGTTATGAGGGCTCGTTCTGCTCGTGGCTGGTGCCTTTCGTCGATGCCAACTACCAGGCACGCATCATTGACGAGTCGGGGCTGCTGCAGAATGGCTCCTATTATGTCAAGTCGGTGGAGACGGAGTTCTCGTCTTCGGGCGGTATACGCACCATATCGCTCGGAGCCGGAGTTCCATAGCGGCAAAAAGGCTGAAAAAATTGACCTTTTTTGGCAATTTTGCGCAAAAAACTGCATAAAATGGACCCAAATTGTTCAAAAAGGGGTATTATTATGCAGTTTTTGTTTAAATGCTTATACTTTATGTGCTGATTTATAAACACTTATTAATAATTGCATATATATTGTATATTGATACATAAATAGTTGCATAATTGCATATATATACAAAAAGAGAGCCCCCAAGGACCACTGGTATCCTTGGGGGCTCTCTTTTATCTACGGCTTATCCTCTGCTTGGCTGTTTCCAGATAGGCTGGCCAATAATTATCGCAATGACCCGGTGTGTTTATTACCCTCCAGTCACGGCACTCCTCATAGGGAGAGTGGCTTCTGCTTCGGTGCCTCCAGCAGTTGGTTCTGTCACACTTCTGATTGCTGCACCTAATCGGCTTCGCTCTGTCATCAATCATGGTCCAGACCCTCCTTTCTCTCATATTCGTCCATGCGGGCTATAGCCTTCTGCAAGTCATCGCTCACGCAATGGATGTAAGGCGCATATACAGGTGACGCCTTAAGCGCGTTAGACAGATTGCCTGGCAGATAAACCACGTCCATGCACTCCTTGCCGAGATTACCGCTCGCATCCATGTTAAATGCCTTTTCCAGCACATCGCTGATGACCGAATAGGCAAGCATCCTGAAGTTATCCTCCGAATCACGCTTGATGCACATGTCATTCAGCGCGTTGTGAACCTGACTTATGCACTTGTCCACATCCTTCATCCAGTGCATCGTCCGCTCCGACCTGTCGTCAGCTCTGCTGAACAGCCAATGGTCATTGAGCTCCTGCAGACCCAGCATGTAGCTGCTGTATACCTGCCCTATGCCGTCAAGCAGGCACATCATCATCCACATGCGTCGGCTTGCGTCGTTGATGCTTCCCACCAGCCTGTCCTTAGAGCACAGCTGCACCCGCTTCTGACTCCTTCTAATCGTTCTGTTTACTCTCTGTTTCATTTTCTTCTATGTCAATTATGTCATTATATCCGTGTTTCCTAAGCAATTCCTTCAGCATCACAATCGCTCCCAGCTGGGTGCTGTCCTTTCTGTTGATGGCCGCCGCTGCCAGCTCGTCAATGGTGTCCCTGCAGATAAGCCTGTAAACTGTCACCGGATGCCGCTGCCCCTGCCTGTGCAGTCTGGCGTTAGCCTGCAGATAGTATTCCAGATTCCATCCCGTTCCAAGCCAAACGATGTAATGCCCTCCCTGCTGCATGTTGAGGCCGTAGGCCGTTGTGGCTGGATGCGCAAGAAGCACATCTATCTTACCCGCATTCCAGTCGTTCAGGTCATCGACATTGCTGTAGGCTCTCACATTGTATCCTTTAAGCGCTTCGGACACACGCTGTATGTCGTATCTGAACTGGTAGAACACCAGCACAGGACTCTGCGCCTGCTCCACCAGCTCACTCAGACGGTCCAGCTTCTCCTGGTGAATCTCCGTCCACCTGCTGTGGTCATCGCTGTCATAAACAGCGCCATCCGCATACTGTGACAGCTTGCTCATGAGCCCTGCCGCGCTGTTGGCAATGACTGTCCTGCTCTGTCCCGACAGGGTGTCAATCACCTGCGCCACCTGCTGCTCCTCAAACAGGTCATATCTTTCCTTTACCGATGTCGGGAGGTCAATGCGGTCGTCCACCTCTGTCAGTTCAGGCAGCTGGAGATAGTCGGAGGCCTGCATTGTGAGGCAGATGTCCGATATGCGGCTAAGAATCGCACCCGAACACCCGCTCTTTATGACATATTTGGTGGCGTATCCGCCCATCGGGATGGCGGTGAAGAAATCGCTCCTGTACTTGCCAATCATCTTGCCAAGACGCGCTCCGCCGTCAATGCAGTACATCTCTGCCCACAGGTCCATCATGCTGTTGGGAACAGGTGTTCCGGTGAGTCCCACCACCCTGCTGACCCCCGCCGTCCATCTCTTGATGGCCTTGAACCGCATTGCTGAATAGCTCTTGAAGCTGGTAAGCTCGTCAAGCACCAGCATGTCAAAGGGCAGCTTATTCTTGACAGTATCAAGCAGCCACACCACGCTGTCACGTCCCATCACATAGATGTCGGCATCCGCTTTCAGCGCCTTCTTGCGTGCATTCGCGTTTCCCATCACCTTCACCACCCGCAGCCCCCTGAGGTGGTCCCACTTATCCGCCTCGGTGCTCCATGTGCTTTCCGCCACCTTCTTGGGCGCGATGACCAGCACCTTGCTCACATCGCAGTCATCAATCAGGTCACGGATAGCGGTAAGCGTTATGACCGACTTGCCAAGGCCCATGTCAAGGAACAGCCCGCAGCGGGGGTGGTCCAGCACCCATCTCGTGGCTCGGCTCTGGTAGGAATGTGGTTCATATCTCATAATGAGTCGAGAAGTTTAATAGTTTCACGCAGGAGATCCATGATAATGCTGTCAACACCCTCTCTGCTGCTGACAGTGTATACCTTGTGACCTCTCAGTTTCAGGCTCTCCATTCTGGCCAGCTGCAGGGGTCTTGGCTTCTCTCCTTCGCTCTTCAGCTCTACCCATAGTGTTCTCCCACCGGGCATCACGCATATCCTGTCCGGATATCCTGCCATGTTGGGATTGCTGTACTTGAGGCATATTCCTCCCATTTCCTTCACTCTCCTTACCAGATAGGCCTCTATTGCCTTCTCGCTGGTTTCGGAGTGTCTCGTTATTCTCTCTATTCTGTTCATTATCAACGTATTAATTTAGATTTGTTACCAATTCCAAATTTGGTAACATAAATGGTAACAGCTAAATAACTGAATATCAGCGTTGTTACTCTTGTTACCCTGTTACCATTGCAAAAAAACTCTATACACGCGTGGGCGCATATACGCGGTTATATAAATTATAATATCTTCATATAGAATTTTTTGGTAACATGGTAACAATTTCAATAACTCTTTGAAAATCACACTACTGCGTGTTACTTTTTTGTTACCATTTGTGTTACCGAATTCTGATTTGGTAACATTTTTTGAAATCCTTTTTGGAGGCCATACCCCCTTACCCTTATTACTTTAGGCATCCACTCCGCCTTATCCTTCATCAATCTATTCACTCTCTTAAGCATATAGGGGTAGTCCTTGTCCTTAGGGCTCATCCCGATTGCCTCGTAAATAAACTCCCCGGCGAAGAACTTGTCTCTCACAATAGACTCAGCCTCCAGCGGGTCATGGGACAGATGGAAAGCTCTGCGGCGCTCAAGGCTCCAGTCGTACCAGTCGGGCGGCAGCTTCTGACTCAGGTACTCGTCAAGCATGCCTGGCACAGGGTCGTCGTTGTCAATGTTGTAGTCGCTCTGGATAACTCTTGCCTCCTGCTCCATCTCAGCCTCCAGGTACAGCTTCTCGCCGTCCTTGTAACGCTGTACAGCTTCTGCCCATATCTGGTCTCTGTTGGCTATCAGCTGTGCGAACATGTCACCGCTTACCTTCCGCTTTGACTGCGATACTGACATCACCCAGAATCTTCTGTTGCCCGTGTCCCCTTTCAGGAAGTCGTCCCGGTTGGTGGTTCCAAAAAACACGCACTGCCGCTCATAGACAGCCATCCGCTTGCCGTAGGCTGGTCTGTACCGGTCCTGCTGCTTGCTGAGGAAGCACTTGACCTGCTCAACGTCCGACTTGCGTATGCTCGCCAGTTCGGGCAGCTCGAATATCCAGCCCTGCCGCAGGCTCTCCATTCCGTCCTTGCCCTCTGT